GCAAAGAGAGGATTATTTGGATTCCTTGTTGTTTGTGATACTACAAACAATACACCTGATGTTATTGATAATAACGAATTCCGAGCAGACATCTTCCTGAAGCCTGCAAAGTCTATCAATTACGTTACCTTGACCTTCGTTGCTACCAGAACTGGTATCAGCTTTGAAGAAGTCGCAGGTAGAGTTTAAGTTCTAGCTCTAAATATCACAGGAGGAATTAATCAATGGCTACAACGAGAGCAAACAAAAACATTTCACAGTTTAAGTCTAAACTGATAGGTGGCGGTGCTAGACCGAATTTATTTGAAGTTGAACTCACTACTCTTCCACCTAGTGTAGTGGCTGATTGGGATGCAGAAATCTTTACTTTCATGTGTAAAGGTGCAAATTTACCCGAACAAAGTATTGCTAATATAGATGTTCCATTCAGAGGTCGTATTTTTAAAGTTGCTGGAGACAGAACCATCGCACCTTGGACTATTACTGTCATAAACGATGAAGATTTCAGATTTAGAAATGCTTTTGAAAACTGGACACAACAGATTGCTAACCTAGATGACAATTTAGGTACAACTGATCCTAATGCTTATATGGTTAATGCTAAAGTTTATCAACTTGGTAGAGGATCAGAAAAGAGCAGTCAGAATAGTGGTGGAGATTCTAATGTTGTATTAAAAGAGTATGAATTTATTGATATATTTCCAACAAATGTTTCAGCTATTGACTTATCTTACGATACAGGTGATACTATAGAGGAATTCACTGTTGAGTTCCAAGTTCAATCTCTCAGATTAACTGGAGCTGGACGACCTAACTAAATAGTAAGAAAGTTTAATAAATCATGGCAAAACTCTTTGGGTTCTCGATAGAGGACACTGACGAAAAATCATTACCCCAAAGTGCGGTCTCTCCCGTTCCTCCGAATAACGAGGACGGGAATGATCACTTTTTGAGTAGTGGTTTTTTTGGTTCTTATGTTGATATTGAAGGAGTATATAAAACTGAATTTGAATTAGTTAGAAGATATAGAGAAATGGCACTTCACCCAGAATGTGATAGTGCTATTGAAGATATTATAAGTGAAGCATTAGTATCAGATACAAACGACAGTCCAGTAGAAATTAATTTAGATAATTTAAATGCGAGTGATGGTATAAAAAGTAAAGTTAGAAATGCTTTTAAATTCATTAAAGATTTAATGGATTTTGATAAAAAAGCACATGAGATCTATAGGAATTGGTATGTAGATGGTAGATTATATTATCATAAAATTATAGATTTAAAAAATCCTCAAGCAGGTTTACAGGAAATAAGATATATTGACGCAATGAAAATGCGTTATGTTAGACAACAAAAGAAAAATAAAGATGATAAGTATCGTGTCACAAGTATGACACAGGATAATCCTATGGAATATGAGTTTCCAAAATTGGAAGAATATTTCGTATACAATCCTAAGATGAACTATCCAGTGTCTCATCCAGGAGCATTGACTGGTGATAAAGGAATTAAAATGGCGAAAGATTCCATCACATACGTAACTTCAGGATTAGTTGATAGAAATAAAGGAATTACTCTTTCATATTTGCACAAAGCAATCAAATCTCTCAATCAATTAAGGATGATTGAAGATAGTTTGGTTATATATAGATTATCCCGTGCTCCAGAGCGCAGGATTTTCTACATAGATGTGGGAAATTTACCTAAGATAAAGGCAGAGCAATATCTTCGGGACGTAATGATGCGATATCGGAATAAACTTGTATACAACGCCGATACAGGAGAGATCCGTGATGACAAGAAGTACATGGCAATGCTTGAAGATTTCTGGCTCCCTAGAAGGGAAGGAGGTCGTGGAACTGAAATTTCTACTCTTCCAGGAGGTCAGAACCTTGGTGAAATCACGGATATTGAGTACTTCAAAAAGAAATTATATAGGTCGCTCAATGTACCCCCATCAAGAATGGACGGAGAAGGAGGATTCAATCTGGGAAGATCCTCTGAGATATTAAGAGACGAAGTTAAATTCAGTAAGTTTGTTGGACGTTTGAGAAAGAGATTCTCAAATATGTTCACTGATATGCTTAAAACTCAACTACTTCTAACCAATGTAGTTACCCCAGAAGATTGGGAAGTAATGAGTGAGCACATTCAATATGATTTCTTATATGATAATCATTTTTCTGAATTAAAAGAAGCAGAATTACAGAACGAAAGAATGGCATTACTTGCTACTGTAGAACCTTATGTTGGTAAGTATTATTCTCAAGATTATGTAAGACGCAGAGTATTACGTCAAACAGATGATGAAATCCTTGAAGAAGATAAGAAGATTGAACAGGAAATTAAAGATGGTATTATTCCTGATCCTGCTGAAATGATGATGGATCCAGAGGGATCTGGTGGTATGAGACCAATGCCAGTTGAAGGAGAACTTGGTGCTAATGGTGCTGGTGGAGAACCAGATGCTGCACTTAGATCTATGGATGTAGATGATAAAGTTGCAACTGCTGATACAAATATAGTTAAGCCAAAAGGCGGAGAGATATAATGTCAGATAATCAGCCCCAAAGAGATGAGGCTGGCAAACCATATTTAAAAGTAGACTGGGATGTAAGACACATTAGGTTATTACATACCGCAGTTTCTTATTATGTTGAGAAGATGTATCCAAAAAATATAATAGATGTTAGAGGTGAAAAAGAAAAAATGGTTGCTATGAAAGAGACATTATATAAAATTATTCTTGAGTATAATTATCAGTCGCAATAAATAGTGTCTAAATAGTATACAGTTACTCATTTGACACTATTAACATGGATGAACTTATGGATATGATTGCTGCGGATGATTCAGCTTCACAGGTCAGCGATAAAATAAAAGATATTTTATATGCAAAGTCTGCTGAAAGAGTTGATGAATATCGTCCTGCTGTGGCATCTGGTGTTTTTAACTCTGATAATGGACCTACTCAACCAGAGGTTGATGCTGCTTTAGAAGCAGAAACTGAGGTAGAAACAGAAATTGAACCTGAAGAACAGGATGAGGAGTAATTATAAATAACTAGTAAATGAATTTTAATACTATAAGGTTTGTATAAATGGCTCATCAACCCGTAGGAAGTGGTGCTTCCATAGCATTAACAACTGATACTGCAAATACTACAAGTAGTGGAATAGCTCAACAATCAGATACTTTAAGAGTTGTTCTCGTAGGGGCTGATGCTGTGCAAGGTGCTCACGTCGCAGTGGGAACTGATGCTTCTGCTACAACCGCAAGTTATTATGTTGCTAAAAACGTGCCTGCATCCATTAGTATAAGTAGACCTTCTTCTCAAAGAGTGGTTGGAATTACTACTGGTAGCACAACATTAATCGATTTTCCTGAAGGAACTGGTTCACCATTTGGTTTAGGATCTCGTGTTAATTTGACAGTAACAGGTCAGAGTTATTATGACGATGCAGTTGGTTTTGCAACTGTAACTAATGTGAATAATTCATCTGGTGTAGGTGGTTTCTTTGGAACTAGAATTACTGTTGATGCAGATACTTCTGGTATTGTGACAGCATATAGTTCTGATAACTATGCAGAATTAAGAAATTCATTTAAAGTGAGTGCTCTTGCTAAAGGTGGTGCTGCCACTGGAAAAAGCACATTATATTATCAACAAGTTCAGATCACAGGGGAAGGTTGATGAAACTCATTACGGAAGAAATTGAATCAGTAGAGTTTCTTGTCGAAACTAGAAATGGCAAGAAGTCCATGTATATTGAGGGTGTTTTCTTACAAGGAAATATCAAAAACCGTAATGGACGTATGTATCCAATGGAAACTCTTAGGAGAGAAGTTGGACGTTATAACGAAAATCATGTTGCATCTGGCAGAGCTCTTGGAGAACTTGGTCATCCTGAAGGTCCTACCGTAAACCTCGATAGGGTCTCACATAAAATAGTATCACTTAAGGAAAGTGGTTCTAATTTCGTTGGTAAAGCTAAAATTCTTAGCACACCAATGGGTAAAATTGCATCTTCACTTATTGACGAGGGTGTAAAACTTGGTGTATCTTCTCGTGGAATTGGATCTCTAAAGCCAACCCGTGAAGGTGTTAATGTAGTCGGTGACGACTTTATGTTAGCAACTGCTGCTGACATCGTTGCTGATCCTTCTGCTCCCGATGCATTTGTTGAGGGAATTATGGAAGGTAAAGATTGGGTGTGGGATGG